ATTAAAAACAATTATGAACCTAATGTTATTTCAGAAATTTTAGATACGGTTATAAATTTAGATTATAGAATAAAATGGGATAATGACCCTAAGACTATTATTCAGGCTACGCTATTATTGATATGTGAGGAATAAGAAATGATAGGTCAAAAGAAAAATATCGAAACAATAATAAATTGGAGATTAAATAAATCAATACCTAGATTTATTATTATCGAAGGGGAAGAAGGTTCGGGGAGATTAATGCTCTCAAAGATACTAGGAAATATTATTGGGAATACAGTACTTTCGGAAGATAACTCAAAAGATTCCGTAAATAATATCATAGAAATGTCTTACACCGTGAATTCGCCTACATTATATATTTTTAGAAATGTGGAAAATATGTCAGTTCAAGCTAAAAATGCTTTATTGAAGGTTGTTGAAGAGCCACCGAATAAATCATATTTCATAATGACGGTAAACGATTTATCAAATGTATTAGAAACTATTATAAGTCGTGCAACCGTTGTTCATATGTGTCCGTATTCCGTCAACGAATTAGAAAATTTTTCGAAAGATCCTGAGATAATTAAATATAATAGAACACCTGGTAAAATTTTGAATAGCTCTAAAACTAAAGTTGAGAAAGCAGTAACTTCGGCGAAAGATTGCGTTAATTATTTAAATTTAAAAAGTGGCACAAAATTATTGAAGACGACATATAATCTAAATTCAAAGCAAACAGAGGATGATTCAAAAATAGATTGTTATTTGTTTTTAAGTGCATTTATTGAAAATTTATATGATATAGATTGTACAAAAGAATCACTATTGAAAATTTTGGATATTGTGGAAAAATGTAAGAAAGAATTCAAAACAAATTCTATAAATAAAAAAGCATGTTTAGAAGTAATGCTAATCAATATTTTGAGGGTTTTGAAAGATGAATAAATTTCCTAGAAGGTGGAGCCTAAAAGATAAGGTAGAATTTCTTCAAAGGAAGATAATAATAAATAGTATTTTATATTATTATAGAGATACTAATTTTATTTCAGATAATCAATTTGATGAAGTTTCTGCATATCTTGTAAGTTTGCAGTCACAAATAGACATTGAGGAAACAATGTACGGTTATATTTTTTATGATTTCGACGGAACAACAGGATTTCACCTCTATGATAGATTGACGGAAGAGGACAAAAATTATTTAGATAATATTGTAAATCATATTTTGATATTAAGTAGAAAAACAGATAAAAGGAAGGTAAGCAAGAAAGGAGCTTTGTTCTAATGGAGTTGAAAGAATTAATGGAAAAAATAAATAATAACGATGTTCCACATTTTTTAATTCTGTTTGGAGAAGAACAAGGTGTTTTGGATGCTTATTTAAACAAAATTAAGTCGGTTGTTAATAATAATTGTGTTTCTTTTCAGTATCTTCTCGATTTATATAAAAAGCGTGGTGTTAAATCTTTGAATAATTCACCAAAATTATGTATAATAAATAGGGACGATACCTATAGACATGAGGAAAAACTATGGGAAGAGGTTTCTCAATATTTTTCCAAATCAAAAGATTTTGTCATATTAAGATACGGAACCTTAAAGAAATCCGAGAAGTTTTATATAAGGAATAAAAAATATTGTGTAGAATTTAAAAAACTTACGGATCAAACATTGTTGAATCATGTATATAATAATATAGAATTGTCAGAAAAATTAGCATTAAAACTAATAAAATATTGTGATAATGACTATAATAGAATATTACTTGAGATAAATAAAATAAAAAATTATAGTCAACAATTTAATTTAAAAAATATAGACGAGTGTTTCGAAATGATGGACGATGCTGGAATATTCCATAAAGAAATTGGAGACATCACATTTGAATTGACAGATGCTATTTTGTACGGAGATATAAGAAAATCATTTATTAAATTAGACGAAGCTAAAAGAAAAGGAGAACCTGCCATATTAATTGCTTCCTTGTTATATACAGGTTTCCGGAATATGTTAGCTGTGCAAGGTTTGGGAAAAAATAAAAAAGACGCTTCTCATAGAACAGGACTCCAAGGCTGGGAAGTTCATAATGTGATGAAGAATTTAGGCGGATATGATTTATCCTCATTAGAAAGAAATTTAAAAATCTGTCAAAGGGTTGAAGCTGGAATAAAAACCGGAAATATTCCAGAAAATATAGCTTTAGATTATATAGTAATGCAGTGCTTGGTATAGAAAGGATAAGAAGTAAATGGGAGGAAGAGGATCATACAGTGGTAAATCTCAAGGTCTTAAAGAGAATACAAACAAACAGAGTGAACATTTAGGCATTCTGTTTGGGAAAGATCAGGTTGAGCGATATACCAATTTAGGCATATCGAATCCTAGAGATGCCACAGCCGCTCTTTTTGATTATACTGATAATGATTATGAAGCTATTAGAGAAGGTAAATACCCTGACAAGGTTAAATTAATCGATGAAGTCATAGCCAAACAACCTAAATGGGACGGTGAAATCTACAGAGGAATGAGGGTAGATGATGATTTTATTGAAAATATTAAGAGTTCAGTTGGAGACTCTATCGATTTTGGTTCTAAAGGTCCTATTAGTTTTTCGTCGGATTTTAAAATTGCCGAAAAGTTTGCCACACCACAACATATGTACGACCGAAGCATTGTGTTTAAAATGCAAAATAAACGAGGAAGCAGTATAACTCATAATTCTATGCATCCTAGTGAGCAAGAGGTTTTACATAGATCTGGAGAAAAATATAAAATCAAATCATTCACCTTTGATAGCTCATCTAAGAGTTACGTTGTGGAATTAGAAGATAATGAATAAAATTTATAAAAATAGGAGAAAATAAAAATGGGGGGAAGAGGATCATATAGTGGTAAGGCAAAATCTTACGGGCCTTTAGGAAAAAAGGTTTTAAATTATAATCAGGATGATCCGTACGACATGCAAGAGCTCACAGAAGATTGCAACCCTAATTATGCATCAGGAAAAAAGGGATATACGATTAACTGTCAAAGATGTATCGTAGCAATGGAGGCTCGCATGCAGGGGGATGATGTCGAAGCCTTATCAGCTCGTCAAAATGATAAGTATGCTCGTAAGAATCGGTGGGCTAAATTTTTTGGAAAGAGTCCAAATTCTGTTAAGCGAGTCAACGACCCTTGGGAGGAGTCTACCGTAGAGTCCACAAAAACAAAAATTTTAAAGAAGATGGGTGAATGGGGACCACATTCAAGGGCCGTGCTTTCTATAGATTGGAACGACAGAAATTATGGGCATGTAATGACTTTGGTAAACACCTCACTTGGTGTGGCATTGTTCGACCCCCAAAACGCAAAGACATATAGTCTCGATACAATTTTATCTAAATCTATATTAAATACCGTCACCATGTTGAGAGTAGATGATTCTAATTTAGACAATGACTATATCAAAGATGCAGTGAAAACAAAAGGTTAGCAAAGAAAGGAGTTTCTAAAATGAAAAAAACAAAGGTTTCATCTAAAAAGAAAAAAACGGTTAAAATTCCAAAAGAAGCACCATTACCAAAAGGTCATAAAGATGTGTTACCCGATTCTTACTATGACCCAAAAGGTAAGAAACCAGGAGGTGTGTATTAGATTTAATTTTATAAAAAAGAAGTGTTTTGAAACACTTCTTTTTTATTATATATTTTTTTCAAAAACACTTGACTCTTGTTTTCTTATGTGTTACAATAAATTATAAAATAAAACAAAGGTTAAGATACCAAGGAGGAAACAAAATGAAAGACGGACTTTATGTTGTAAAATTGACACCACAGCAGGTTGAAGAAATTCACGATTTTTTAAATATCGAAGAGAGCATTTTTGATATGGAAGATTATGAGATTGGTGAAATGGTTGATAATTTCATTGACGATGTGTTAATTCGTACAATGTAACAGTGTAATAAGCAACATAGGAGCATATCCCGTGTTGCTTACCAATCATTATATAATAGTCACTTTCATTAGAAAGGAATTTATAAATGAACGACCTAAAACAAACAACTTGCAAAAGATGTGGGCGAAAATTAAAAACACCTCAATCAATAGAACTCGGAATGGGAAAGACTTGCTATAGAAAATGGCAAAAGGAATGCAGGGTGAAACCGTTATTCAAATTTGTAAATAACGAAGATGGAACGGATTCTTATATTAACAACTAATTAATAATTTATTTACATAAAATCCTTTTTATATTATAATTGTATTATGATATGGGGGGATTTTTTATATGGCAAATTTCAATTCTTTAATTAGAAAATTACAATTAGCATTAAAGCAAAAAGGGTTTATTATTTCTATTTCTTATTCACAGTTCTATGATAGTGGCAAAGATTGTTTCAAAACACTTTGCACCATAAAGCATAATAATAAAGCTCTTCTGCGGTCCACCAATAAGGTTTTCGTTGTCAAAAGTTTGGTACAAATTTTAGAAAATATAAAACAATTACCTCCGGAGCAAATAGAAGCTTTGGTGAAGGAAATGAAATTTGAAAAGGAGGAATAAAATATAGATGTCAGTAAAACCTGAATATTTAAATCAACGACAATTTGAATTTGCGGAGAATTACCTCCAATGTCAAAATGCAACGAAAGCGGCACTGCAGGCGGGATATAAAGCAAAAACGGCGGCGGTACAGGGTTGTCAATTACTTAAAAATCCAAAGGTTCATAAGTATATTCAAGACCGAATGGATAATAAAAATAAAAAGAAAATCGCCGACACAGATGAAATATTAGAATATTATACAAGAGTAATGAGAGGGGAAGAAAGAGACCAATTTGATTTAGATCCATCATTACAAGAAAGAACAAAAGCGGCGGCGGAATTAGCAAAAAGAGTATTCGTAGATACTACTACAGAATCAAAAGTAACAATAATAAATAATATACCAAAACCAACTAATATAGAATAATCTAGTTTTTATTATTTACAAATTAGACAATTAAATTATTTATTTACAAATTAGCAATATCAAAATAGAAAAATAATATCAACACGAAGAAAGCAATATCAAAATAGCAAAAACTTAAAGTTCTTTAAATAAAGATTCTAATTTGTATATAATATAGAAAGGTGACAAATGTTCGGGAATAATAAGAAGGAGGAAGCTGTTGAGGTAAATCTTACAGATTGCATAGGCCCTGCCTTTTACGATATGCACTGGGACATATTACAGAATAAGCATACCTATTACAATCTTTTAGGCGGAAGAGGTTCCTTGAAATCCTCAGTAATTGGATTCGAGATTGTTTTAGGGATAATGGCGGATAGTGAGGCTAACGCAGTATGCTATAGAAAGGTAGGAGACACATTAGCTACCTCTGTATATGCACAAATTCAGTGGTGCATCGAAAAGTTAAAAATAGCAGATAAATGGAAGTTTACTTCTAGCCCTAGGAGAATAACATATTTACCAACAGGTCAAGTTATCTTATTCAAAGGTTTGGATAAAGCCGCTAAATCGAAATCCATAAAAGTTCCTTTTGGATATATAAAATATTTGTGGTTTGAGGAGCTGGATGAATATTTAGGTGAAGAAGAAATAAGAAAAACTCAACAATCCGTTGTTAGAGGTGGAAACAAGTTTTTCGTGTTTAAATCTATGAACCCTCCTAAGTCTAGAACAAATTGGGCTAATTCTTATGTTGAAACAGAAAAAACAAAGCCGGATACCTATACTTCTCATACCACATACCTACAGGCCCCTCGAAGATGGCTAGGAAAGCAGTTTATCGACGATGCAGAATGGATGAAGGAGGTAAATCCGGAAGGATACAAACATGAGTATTTAGGAGAAGTTATTGGAACAGGAACTAATGTATTTGATAACATTAGATTAGAAGAGATAACTGATAACGAAATAAAATGGTTTGATCATATTCACATGGGAATTGACTGGGGATGGTATCCGGATCCTTTCCACTGGGGTAAGATGCATTTTGATTCACATAAACAAATTTTATATATCTTTGATGAATACAGAACATGGAAGACAAGTAATAGAGATACATGGAAATATCTCAGGGAGAAAAAAGGTGTGAACTTACACGATAGGATTATATGCGACTCAGCGGAACACAAATCAACCGCAGACTACAGGAGTTATGGTGCGGATGCAAGAGATGCACAGAAAGGTCCGGATTCTGTAAGATATGGAATTAAATGGTTACAATCTTTAGCCGCAATAGTGATAGACCCTAAGAGGTGTCCGGAAACTGCAAAAGAATTTAATGAGTACGAATATGAGTTGACTCCGGATGGACAAGCAACATCAAATGTTCCGGATAAGAATAACCACAGCATTGATATGGTAAGATATGCAATGGAACCAGTTTGGAAACGTAAAGGATTATAGTAATCATAGTAAATATGTGTTATAATAAGGAGAGTGAAAATGCAGGAAATAACAGTACTAGGAGAAAAATATACCATCGAAGTTCTTCCGGAAAAGGAAGATAGTTGCCTGGAAACAAGCGATGGTTATTGTGATTTTTCTACTCGCAATATCATAATTAGAGATATGACAGATACAAAAGATGACCCTAACTCTTTGCGAGACATGGAAATGTTTACCAATAAGGTTAAAAGACATGAAATCATACATGCTTTCCTTTGTGAATCCGGATTGCATTGTGAATCATTTTGGGCAACTAATGAGGAGATGGTGGATTGGTTAGCAATTCAATTTCCAAAGATTTTGAAAGCATTTGAAGAAGCAAATTGCATATAGGAGAAAGGAAAATAAATGGCTTTTTATTCTTACCCATTTGAATCTAAAAATACAGGAACACCATCAGACCCTATATATGATAGGGCGATCACAGCAGAAGATGAAAGACATTTCAATAAATTAAGATACAAGAATGGAATTTTTATTGAATCGACATCTAATAGTGATTTTCAGGTGGTTCCGGGAAATGGAATGTCCGTTGTTGTCAAACCCGGAGGATGCCATATTGAAGGTGCTTTAGGATACAATGATAATGATATTACATTGAATTTAGACCCTTCTAATTCTTCATTGCCTAGAATTGATAGAGTTGTTTTACGTTTCAACAATTCTGTTGATGTTCGAAGCATTATGGCATACGTTAAGACAGGAACAACGTCTCAGAACCCACAGCCTCCGGAATTGACTCAACAGGAGAATTTTTATGAATTAGGACTGGCCGACATTACAATTCTAAAAGGTGCCACATATATTTCAGCCGCTAATATTCGGGATACTAGGATGATAGATAATCTTTGTCCACAAGTTGTTCCTGCTATCCCTTATGTTGCACAGTTGGGGGAGTTGTATGATAATTATCAACAGCTAATTGAATCTGCATTAGATGAAACAACTGCAGGAAAATTAGCTCAGAGGTTGGATGTTATCGAGGATGCAATTACAACGACTGAAATTGATTCAATGTTTTAGAAAGGTATGTTGCTATGTATAGAGGAACAACACCAACAATGGTACTAACCATTGAGGGAATTTCAGAAATTGACATATCTCAATTATATCTGTCATTAAGACAATTTGGAAATACGATTGAGAAAACTTTGGAAGATGTGGAGTTGAAAGGGAATGTATTATATTGTACATTAACTCAGGAGGAAACATTATCCCTATTTGAAGGAAAGGTAGAATTACAGGTTAGAATAAAATCTAAATCTAATGTAGCTTATGCAACAAATAAAATTAAAGTTGATGTGCAAGACATTCTAAAAGAAGGTGTTATTTGATGGTTGAGTTGAAATTAGACCAAATCGAAATTCAAAATTCACTTCCTTTGGAAAATAAAAATCAAATTGTAAATTCTCTTTCAATGACACCGGATTCCGAATTATATATTGATAATAAAGGCACAGATAATTATGAAGAACTAAAGAATCTTCCAAAATTAAATGGAGAGGTTTTAATAGGGGATAAAAACGAAATAGACCCTACGGTGTCCCTTTGGGCGAAATCAAATGTAAAACCTTCTTATAAACCTGAGGAGGTTGGGATAGAATCAATTTCCTTAGAAGAAATAGACAAGTTATTTAATTCATTATAGAAAAGGAGAAATATCAAACGGCTGTACAGTATTTAGACAAAGCAGGAGTCACTTATCTTGTTGGCAAGATTAAAACACTACTTGCAGGAAAAGTGAACACAGAAAAAGGAAAAGGGTTGTCCACAAATGATTATACAACTGCGGAAAAAAACAAGTTGGCAGGGATTGCCGCAAACGCTAATAATTACACATTGCCAACAGCAAGTGCAGAAGTGCTTGGAGGTGTTAAGGTTGGCAAAGGACTTGCTATTAGTTCCGGAGTTCTCAACGCAACAGGAGGAGGAACAGCGGATGCGGTTGCATGGGAAAATGTAACTGGCAGACCAACTAAGGTTAGTCAGTTCACGAATGATGTTGAATTCCAGACAGCGGCACAGGTTGAAACGATTGCACAAAACAAAATCAAAGCGGTGGTAGGTTCGGCTCCGGAGGCGTTGGATACACTGAAAGAACTTGCAGACGCACTTGGTAATGACGCAAACTTTGCCGGAACAATTACAACACAGCTTGCAGGAAAGGTAAATTCCTCTGATTTAACATCTATCACCACAACAGAAATTGATACAATGTTTGCAAGCTAATTTAGAAAGGATATACAAATGTCTTATTTAGATAAAACAGGGCTCCAATATTTGGTGAACAAAATAAAAAATAGAGTTATTCCTCTAGATAAAGGGGGTACAGGAGCAACAAACCTTTATGACGCAAAAACAAATCTAGGTGTTCCAGAAGTTGCAGGAGTTTTTCAATTAGGTTCCAATCTTTCATTATCGACCACAGATGTTTATCATCATCTAAAATTAAAGGTAAGCGACATTTTATCACCTAATTCCAATTATGGTATAGAGGATGGTAATATAAAATTTAATGGAACCGCAGGTGAAACGAGATTAATAAAAGTAGATGTAAGTATATATCTATCAACATCATTTTCCTCTGGCTCATTGGTCACCACTCGTGTTAGATTATATAATCCTTACCCGTCCGATTCATTTACAGAGACAGGAATTAGATTTTCAGGAAGGCCTACAACCGGAAATCCTTATTTGCTGGTAACAGGTTCCGGAATATTCAAGATCAAGAGTGGGCAAAGCATATATCTTGACACAAAGACGACCACAGGCAAGGGAACTATAGGAGCTGGAATTGATACAAGAGTTGTTGTAACTGATTATGGTACGAGTTATTGATATAAAGGAGGTTTATAAAAAATGAATAAAACTTGGATTAAAGCGGCAGGTGTAAGAGCCGTGAAAACAATGGCACAAACAGCAGTGGCAACGATTGGAACATCCACAATGATCACAGAAGTTGATTGGAAGGTGGTACTTTCGGCAACGGTATTGTCCGGAGTTCTTTCCCTTCTCACATCAATTAAGGGATTGCCGGAATGCAAATTAGAGTATGCTCTGGATAATGCAGATAACGAAGCAGAATATTTTGATGCTTTAGATGTTAACGAAGTAAAGGAAAGCGAGGTTCCGGATAATGAGTAAGAAGGTAGCACTTTTTGTTGGGCATGGAAAATCTACAGATGGTTCTTGGGATAGCGGTTGTTCGTATAAATATAAAGGTAAAACATACACAGAAGCAAAGTTGATGGAGCCGATTGCTAAGTGGGCGATTTATTATTTGAAGAAGTCAGGAGTTAAGGTTGTAACAGATTATCCAAAAAATAACATCAACATGATTAAGCAGGTTGCGAAATCAAACGCCTCAGGAGTAGCACTTCATGTGGCTCTCCATTGTGATTACTCTAAGGCTCCATCAGGCACAATTCCGCTGTATACATCCGCAAAAGGTAAGAAGGCGGCAAAGTTGATGAATCAGTATGTTGTTAAGAATGTCGGTATTAGGACAAGAGGCGTTGGAGAAAGAAATGATTTGTATGAACTGAATGCAACAAATGCTCCAGCGGTAATCTTTGAATGTGGAAGCATCAAGTCCGACTTGTCTAAAATGCGTAAAAAATATAAACAGTATGGAAAAGGTATTGCACAGGGAATTTGCAAGTATTTAGGTGTTAAATTTAAAACGAAGTAGAGGAAGAAAATGAAGTTTGAAGATTTGAGTTTGAAAGAATTAAAGGAATATAAGGAAGTTGCAATTAATTATGGCACGGTGAGAGATGTTGTACAGGTTTTAGATCGCATCAAAGAACTTGAAAGCAAATAATAGGCAGGTAAAATAAATGCTAAAGAAATTATTAGAATTGATAAAAGACGCATTGAGAAGGATGACAAAATATACAGATCTAACAGAATTATCGGATGTTGATGAAATTCTAATATCCGATGAAATGTCGGATGCCATAAATAAATGGAAATTGATGTATAAAGATAAGGCTCCTTGGGTTAATGATGATGTAACATCTATGGGCATCCCTAAATCTATTTGCCAAATGCTTCAAATGATGGTTCTCAGTGAATTGGAGGTAGAAGTTCAAGGTAATGACGCAGAAAATTCTTTAGCATCTTACATGCAAAATATTATCGATGAACAACTTTTTTCGGAATTAAGTATTAATCTAGAAAAAGCTATGGCATTAGGAGGTATGGTTATCAAGCCGTACCTCTCTAATGATTCAATTTATTTTGATTTTGTATTGCAGGGAGATTTTTATCCTATAGCTTTCGATGATGATGGAAGAATCACAGATATTGCCTTTGTTGACCAATTTATTTCCGGCTCTTATTTGTATACAAAGGTTGAAAGACATACATTTTCCAATAATACGATTTTTGTACAGAATAAGGCCTTCAAAGCAAGGTTGTCTAATTCCGATGATATGGAGGAACAGGAACTTGGAAATGAAATACCTCTAACATCTGTTTCACGGTGGGAGGATATCGAACCAGAGGCAACAATAGAATCTGTTGAAAAACCTATGTATGGATACTATAAGGTTCCTGCTTCCAATAATGTTGATATGGATTCTCCATTAGGAGTTTCTGTTTTCAGTGCGGCTACGAATTTAATTAAATTAGCCGACATTCAGTTTTCTAGATTAGATTGGGAATACGAAGCAGGGCAGATTGCAATTGATGTAGATTCAACAGCGTTATGCACTCAGGATACATATTTCAAACAGCGATTGGATAGCGGAAGGGATAGAATCTACAGAAAATTGGATTTAGGAAGCGAAGAAACATACCATGCTTTTACACCATCTTTAAGAGATTCTTCCTATATTCAGGGTTTGAATACATATTTGCACAAGATTGAGGATGCTTGTGGTTTAGCTAGAGGTACATTAGGTGATGTGCAAAGCGATGCTCGAACGGCGACAGAAATAAAAATCTTGCGTCAAAATACATATACCACAATATTGAAAAATCAAGAATCTCTAGAAAAAGCATTAAGGGATGCAGTTGATGGAGCAAAGTTATTTGTTCAGTTGTACAACCTCCACCCAATGGAAGACTTTGAGCTTGTTATCAATTGGAGTGACTCCATCCTAACTGATACCGACACTGAGTTGGCTCAAAAAAGATTGTTGGTGCAAGACGGAATTTTATCCAAAGCAGAGTTGAGGTCTTGGTATACTGGTGAAGATTTAAAAACAGCAGAAGCTAATATTAGAAAAATGCAGGAAGAGGCCATCCAATTAAGTCAGGATCTAATGTTCAACGCATCTAATAATGAAGATGGTAAACAAAATGAAGGAAATAATGAGGATGAATAATGTCTAAATTAACTCCGGAACAAATAGAAAAAATTTCCATTATAATTTCAAACAGATTTGAACAAATAAATATAAAATATATTGAGTTGATGGCAAAGCATATATCGGAAATTGGAAAATTAACAGCGACAGATATACACCGACTAGACCAAATGGTGAAAATGCAAGCAAACATCAATGAAATAAATAATTTATTGGCAAAGGAAACAAATAAATCAATAGCAGAATTGCAATTGATTTTCAAAAAAAGCGGAGTTCTTGAATATGCCGATTTAAAAAAATATTATGACGCTAGAAATATTTTACAAGTACCTTTTGAAAAAAATAATGTTATAAATGATTATATGAAATCATTAGCACTTGCAACATCTTCCACATTTAGAAATATTTCACATACCACCGCAATTTCTAAAGATTATCAAAATGCAATTGATAATATTATTCAAGAGGTGTCAATGGGTATGGTTGATTATGAGTCTGTGGCAAGAAGAATAATCAAAGACACCGTATTCAAAGGCATTAGAATCGTATATCCTACAGGAAATAGCAGGAGATTAGATAGTGCTGTAAGAATGAACCTTTTAGAAGGTATTAGAAGACTAAATGAAGGTATACGATATGAGGCAGGTAAGCAGTTTGGTGCGGATGGGGTTCAAATTGATGCTCACGGACTATGTGCTAAGGACCATTTACCTTATCAGGGTAGGCAATATTCATTGAAGAACTTTAAAAAAATCCAATCGGAATTAAAAAGACCAATAGGAAAAATGAATTGCCAACACAATATTTCTTATATCATTTTAGGAATTTCACCAAATCCATATTCTACAGAGGAAATCCAACAAATGGAAGATTATTCCAATGAGGTAATAGAAATCAACGGAAAAGAAAGAACAAGATACGAATGCACGCAAGCAATGAGAAATTTGGAAACGAGAATGAGATATGAGAAAGAAAAAATAATAGGATTAGAAGCGGCAGGATTAGATTGCAGTGCTGAAAAGGAAAAGCTAAAAATAATGAAACAAAGCTATAAAAATATAGCTAAAAAATCCGGACTTAGAACAAGGTTCGATAAGGCATACGTTCCAGATTATAAATAGTTTTCCACAACTAAATAAAAGTTTTCAACAAAGTTATCCACAGCCTGTGGATAACTTTTATTTAATTTTAAGTTTTTCAACATAGTTTTACACAAAAATACTTGTATAATGTGGAAAACTAATATATAATAAGTATACAAAATGATTTCCAAAGCGTAGAAAATACGCTATATAAGATATTTTAGGAGGTTTTTAATGAAAAATATTTATGAAATTTTGAAAGCGTTTGAACTTGAGATTCCGGAAGATAAGAAAGAATCTTTTGAAAAAGAATTAAATTCTAACTACAAGACAATCAAAGAAGTTGATGGAATTAAAGAAAAGTTGTCTTCCGCTGAATCCGCAAAAACCAAACTTCAAGAGGATTTGAAAAATCGTGATGAAGATCTAGCGAATGTTAAAAAGGAGCTTGAAGAGGCTGGAGAGGATGCTAAGAAATTAGAAGATCTCACTGAGAAGCTAAAAACACTACAAAACGATTATTCCGAACAGCAGAAAAAGTATACAAAGCAGTTAGATGACCAAAAATACGAGTTCGCTATTAAGGAATTAGCCTCCGGACTTAAATTCAGTTCCAATAGTGCTAAAAAATCTTTCCTAAGAGACTTGATGGAAAACAAGTTGTCGATGAAAGATGAAGAGGTGCTAGGCTTTAAAGATTTCGTAGATAAATACAAGGAGCAAGATGCTGGTGCTTTTGTTGTAGAAGACGAAGACACAAACAAGAACCAAAAATCTAAACCTAAATTTGCAGACAAAGCAAGAAAAATTGACAAACCCGAACCTGAAAATGACGAACCTAAAAATCGTCCGTTGGTTTGGTAGAAAGGAATTAATTTATGCCAAGACTTGAATCTCTCTCCGTACTACTTGAAGATGAAGGAAAGATGCTTCTTTCCGAAACCTATGACGGTGTAATCGAAAATGTTCAGAAAGGAACTCTTTCCAGTACACTGAAAAATACAGATTTGTCGGGAAATCCTGAATCTGGCACTGTAGAAGCAAAAAGATTTCAGAATGCAGAACCTAAAGACTATGGTTCCGCAAGAACCGCCGGAAAGGGTGCGGATGTTGCTGGAAAACCTGTCACCATTCCTATTGACCATGATAAAGAATTTGTAGAAGAGCTCGAACAGAAAGATGCGTCTTTGCTCGGTGTTGAAGGACTTGTCTCCCGTAGAGCATCCAATCATACCGTAAGAATGCAGGCACATTTGGACAGAGCTTTCTTTAGGGAAGCAGTTGCCTCCGGAACCGCATTTACACCTGCGGCAGGTATTACAGGTATGGCTGATAAATATGAGGCCGCAATTGTTACACTGGAAACACTGGAAAATGAATACATTGATGGCATTGATAGAAATCAAATGGTAGGTGTTTTCAGCGCAGAAGCGTATTCCGAAATTAGAAAATATCTGGATACGACTGTTGGAAATTCTAATGTAGATACAGCCGCTGAGTCGTTTATGTCTTTTCACGGAGTACAGACCGAATCCTGCACACGACTGCCGAAGGGTGTGGAGTTCATTTTGATGATGAAGGGTTCTATTGCACAGCCGGTTATGAGCAAGCCTTATAGTGCAGAGAAAATTCCACTGTCCGAAGCTTACGCAATGGAGCTGTTCTTCTACTACGGAACAAAAGCAGTAACTCCGGAAACAATTTTGTATTGCGCACCAAATACAACACTCACTATTAATTCCAAAGCAAGCACCTCCGCAACCGGAAAGACAAAAATCACAATCACCGAAGATAAGGGTTCCGGAAATAGCTACAAATATGCTACTGGAAAGGTTGTAAATGCTCCAACACTTGGGGAGACCGTAGATGAAGAGGTGTTCAAGGATTGGGACGGAACAGCGGAAATCACAGCAAAGACAGGTGATGAAATTGTAATTGCTGAGGTAAATGCAAAGAAAGAAGTTGTTAAGGTTGGTAAGACCACAGTAACCTCTAAGGACGCATAAAAAGAGGTTTAACCATGTATAAAATTAGATTGCCTAACGGTACAATCCTATCCACTCGTGATAGGATTGTAGCGAACGGATATATCTTTTATAGCGGGGGAGAAGAAATAACAGAAGATATGGACACCTCCCCAAAAGCTAGACGAGGTAGAAGAAAAACCAAATCGCCATCTTTGGATTCCTCCAAATAAGTATAGAAAGGGAGTGCAGATACATGCCACATTTAAGTTATCTAGAATATCATAAATTAGGTGGAACTGTTGATGAATCTGCATTCCCTATCTATGCCATTCAGGCGGAAAATTATGTTGATCACATAACAAACAATAAAATATCAAAATTAAATGAAATTCCGGATTCTGTAAAACTATTAGAAACACGAATAATCAGTCTACTGTTTCAGGCAGATAAATCATTAAACAGCAACAACGGATTAGGATCTTTAAAATCTTATTCCAATGGTATTGAATCGTTCAGTTACGATAACTCACAATTTTCTGAGGAGAATTTAAACCTAAAATTTATGAATTTAGCAAAGGTGCTATTATCCGGAGAACCTTGTTTACTTTGCAGGAAGGTTAGATGCGATGAACGGTGCAATAACTATTCTAAATAAATTAAATAGAAAAGATTCAACAACTAATCTAGATGTATGGTACAAGACTATAATTAATGGATGTGCATTCTCCACAAATAAGGTAGAAAACATAAATGGAAATATTGTTAGTGTTGGACAAACATTTACAATTTTAATCCCTTTTTCCGAATATTATCTTCCTTATAAAATTTGGAAAAATTCTCCATTAATTGCATCCACATTTACACTGAATCCTGGAGATTATATTTTCTTAACTGAAAATGTTAAAGAAAATATAAATCCAAATAATATTCAAAGTGTTAGAAATTCATATGAACCTTATGTTTGTGAAATCAAGACAATAACAGAAGTCGAAAATTTTGGAGGTTCTAAATTTCAATTTAGAGTGGAAGGTGTTTAATCTATGAAATCAAAATTGATATGGTCGAATAAAAATGCGACTATAAGAAGGTTGGTAAATAATGATAAAGTGGGTAGGTTCGTAGCTGAGACATGGGCTAATATGTTCGAAAAATATGTTCCTGCGGATAAGGTTATTTTGGCAACATCTTATAGAACTGAACCTTTCAAAGTAACGTATTATCAACCATATTCGCATTATCAGTGGTATGGAATTAGTAGGTCAGGGAAAAGATTAAATTATAGTCACGAAAAACATTTACAAGCAACGGATCATTGGGAAGAGGTTGCACAGAAAGAAAAAGGAAACGAAGTTGCAAAAGCTGTTTCCAATTTTATTCGCCATATGTGAAGGTGGTTAAATGAATATATATGATGAATTGACAACGTGGTTAAAAAACTGTCCGGATACTGATTCCTATATCTTTTTCAATGTTATTCCAGTTGAAATAGGAGTAACTGCACTAACGACCGTACCTAATACAAGATCTGTTCAAGATTTTACGGATGGCTCTTCGGAGGTAACTGAGCTATTTAACATCAACTTGGTGAAAGAGTACGACCCCTCAGGAACCTCAGATATTAATATTTTAGCTTTATCTGCTTTTGAAAATATAACAACTTGGATAAAAGAACAAAATATAAATAATAATTTACCTATTATCGATGGAATAACGGTTAATTATATTCAACCTTCTTATACAGTTCCGGACATTTATTTGAATGAGGATACCGGAAATGTTAGATATGAGGGGCGATATGAAATCAATTATCTTGAAAGGAGAATATAATGGGAGCGTTGACAAAATTAACAAGAGATAAATTTATTCCATTCTTAGACACTGCGGAAGACATCACATTCGTAGGTAATACATGGAAGAGAATTGACTTATCTACAATTTTTGCTTTTGCAATGAATCCTCAGTCCGAGTCTATGGAATACATTTGTTATCCAAATGCTGTGGAAGAGGTTTCCAGTAATCAGCCGGAGTTGCCTGAGGAAATTGCACTGTATGAAGGAAATGAAATGTATGATTTCATTTTTAAGAAATTCTATGAAATGCCAACAGGAGACGCTGTAAAGGTTCCGTTCCTCATGTGTTTTGGGGGAACAGAAAAGAAGGCTTGGAGAGGTATTTGCACACTTTTGTTGGATACGCTTGATACCGTAGAAGGTAAAATTTCCTTTACCATCAAACTTGGTGGAGAAATTGAGAAGGGCACATATACCATCGACAGCGGGGCACCTACATTCACAAAGGAAGGATAATTATTTTAAAAGGAGGAATATAAAATGGAATACGAGGTTGAGCTTTTCGGAAATACCTATCATCTTCCAACCTATTCAATCTCAATAGCTGAGAAATTGGAAAAGGTGGAAGAAGGAAATAGAAGCACTATTGATTTTAAATCAAAGTGTAAAAATATGTATAATATTTGCTCAGAGCTTTTAGGTTCGGATTCAGTCACAAAAGCAATCGGCACTCTCAAGGAGTGTGACCCAAATATGCTAAATATAATGTATTTAGAAATTTGTGCAACATATAATGAGCCTTTAAACACATATAATACCGACGGTTTAGAAGACGTGCTTAACAATGCACAGTTTTCAAAATTGTTAGACCTTGGAAAACTCGCAGAAAAGGCTAAGATACTGAGATGATAGATTTAAGAAATAAATGCCTGCCAAATACTGTCGAGGTTAATGGCAGGCATTTTTTAGTAAAAACGGATTTTCGTGATTGGATAGATTTTGGAAAGAAAATAAAGAACCCACATACGACCTTCGGAGATATCCAAGAAATGTTTATAGATAAGAATACACCTATTTTGGAAGAAAATCTAGAGGCACTGATAAAATTCTATTCTAATCCAAATGTCACTCCAAAATTCACAGAAAAAGATAATAGCGAAGAATATTTAGATTATATCCTCGACGGTGAATATATAGTAGCTTCTTTTATGCAGGCTTATAATATAGATTTAACATCTATAGAATATTTACATTGGCACCTATTCAAGGCACTCATAGTTGGCTTGCCTGCCAATACGAAATTAATGGAAATAATATCTCTAAGAGCTTACAAAAAAGAAAAATTTGATGAAGAAAAACATAGACAAAAACTAAAAAGAATGTGGGAGCTTCCAAAAGAAAAAGATTTGGAAGAGCTTGAAATTCTGCAAGAAATAAATGAGGAATTTTATGCCTGCACCTAAATAAGGAGATCAAAACCTATGTCCGATGGTAAGGTAATAATTGACACTGAACTAAAACAAGATGGACTGTCCAAAGGTATGGACGGTCTCCAATCTAAATTTGGAACTGGAGCAAAGGTGATGGCAGGTGCTGCGATTGCCGCAGGAGCCGCCGTCGTTTCGCTTACAAAAAAATCAATACAGTCCTATGCAAGATATGAACAGCTTGTTGGCGGTGTAGAAACATTATATGGTGCAGGTGGTAAAACACTTGAAGAATATGCTAAAAGCGTAGGAAAATCTACAAACTCTGTAAAAGGTGAATATAATAAGCTCATGGGAGCCCAAAAGACGGTTTTGGATAATGCCGCTAATGCATATAAGAATGCAGGTATGTCCGCAAACGATTATATGGACACCGTCACAAGTTTTGCGGCGGCATTAACATCTTCAGTTGGGGGTGATACCCAAAAGGCCGCAGAGAAGGCTAATACAGCTATAAATGATATGGCTGATAACGCCAACAAAATGGGAACCAATATGCAAATGATTCAAAATGCTTATAATGGTTTCGCAAAACAAAATTATACAATGCTGGACAACTTGAAATTAGGCTACGGCGGCACGAAGTCTGAAATGGAAAGACTGCTTAAGGATGCAGAAAAAATATCCGGCATTCATTATGATATTAGCAGTTATGCGGACATAGTAGATGCTATCCACGTTATTCAGAAAGAAATGGGTGTCACAGGAACAACGGCGGAGGAAGCACAACATACTATTGAAGGTTCCTTGAATATGACGAAGGCGGCTTGGGAAAACCTCGTTGTAGGAATAGCAGATGATGATGCGGATTTTGATACACTGATGCAAAATTTCATTGATTCTGTATCCGCTTTTGGACAAAATATTATCCCGCGTGTGAAAACAGTAATTGAAGGGATTGGAAAACTTGTAACTCAGTTAGCTCCAGTCATTGCGAAACAATTACCCGGACTATTAGCAAGCATTCTGCCAGGTCTACTGTCTGCGATTAGTTCTACTATGGTTGCAATAACACAAGCAATGATACAATCTGCACCTACCATAATAGAAGCTCTCATGGAAGGTGCCGCTCAAATTTTTGAAGCAGTTGTAGAATTGATTCAAGAAGTAGCTCCAATGGTTGTTGATATTATTATGCAGATAGTGGACATGATAGTCACAAACGCCCCCGCAATATTGCAAGCTATACTTAATTTAATTCTACTAATCGGAACCGCAATATTAAATGCACTTCCTGTCATTGTTCAACATTTGCCTACAATCATTCAGGGTATAGTATCATTTTTCACCAGTGCAGGTCCGCAAATTTTAGCAGTAGCTATTCAATTATTTTTGCAAATAGTAAAAGCAATCCCAGTTGTAATAATATCTCTAATAGCGTCATTGCCTAGAATAATATCCGCAATCGTTAAAGGTTTGATATCCGGAAATAAAAGAATTTTTTCTGTAGGTGTAAAATTATTAAAAACACTTTGGAGCGGTATTAGATCTTGGGCAGGAGCCCTTGGAAGTCATGTTGCAAGCGTAGCAAGGTCCTTACCAGGAAAAATAAAATCAGGATTAACATCGCTTGTTTCCATTGGAAGAAACTGGATTCAGGGACTTTGGAACGGTATTGGAAGCAAAACAACTTGGTTGTGCAATAAAATCAAGGAGCTTGCTAGTAATGCTAAGCAGGCCATTAAAGACTTCTTCCACATTAAATCTCCTTCCCGAGTTATGAGAGACGAAGTAGGTCGATTCATAACTTTAGGAATTGGAGAAGGAATTGAAATGGAAACAAAAAATCTTATTAGAACAGCTAGGTCTCAAATGTCACAGCTTTTAGGAGCTTACGAGATAGGAGCACTAAATACTGAAATAAAAGGTTCTACAGGAATAACAGATAGCCTTATTACAAATAATTCGATGATAGGCAGAAGATTATTACCTGGAACTACAAATTCGACCGTTGTAAATCAAGAAATAAATTTCAATGTGGAGAATACTTCTCCAATACAGACAGCAAGAATGCTAAAAGATCAAGCATTATATGGGTTAGCAGGAGCAAGATAATGGGAAAAGAAAATTTAGCAATACGAGTTGTAAGAAGTGATGGTGTTTCGTTTGAGTATGAGTCAGATGATTATAAAGGTTGGCATATTACAAGCCTGGAAGGTTTAGATTTCCCAAATCTAGAAATATTTACTGAGGATAGAGGTTTTGGAAACGGTTCCATCATAACAGGAAAAAGAAAGGAGGCTCGGGATATAAATATAAAAGCCCGATGTTCTTTTACTTCTAGGTCCGAGCGTGAAAGGGTGGTGGGTTTCCACAATAATAATTATACATTTGATTTGTATATAAATTATATGGGGATCCACAGAATTGCAAAAGGTTGTGAGCTTAAAAGTTGCAAGTGCCCAACAGAGAATATCTACAAACCATTAAATATAACCGTCGGGTATCTGCACCCGGAATCCGATTTGTTATCCAATGAATCTGTTGATGTTGGATTTTACGATGTGGAGCCTTTTTGGCACGTTACGAGATTGTACACTAATGGAGGGTCATTGCCTTTCGGTATAATTTCTCAATCGTTGAGCAAAGTAATATATTATACAGGCTCAGAAGATACATATGTTCATGCACAGGTGGAAATGTTAGGATTAACTCCTAATATAAATATTGTTGTAAATGGTAAAATATTAAAGATAAATTATACTTTCAAAGAAGGTGATATTCTTGTTATAGACTCGGAGTTCAAATATGTGAAAGTAAATAATAAAGATTTATCCCCGAATTATTATAATGGGGAGATTTTACCGGAATTGATAATAACCTTCGGTGATAACGAAATTTCATTCTATGATGATAATCACGATAACAGCTCATTCAATACAACCGTTTCTTATAATGGTAGATACGGAGGATTATAATCGTGCTCAAAGCAAAAGACTGGAAAGGAAATATAATTGGAAGCAATGGAGGAAATATTGATTTCATTGAGTGTGCCTGGAACAGAAATCTAAAAGAGTGTGGTGATTTCATGGTATATTTAGCGCTTGCAGAATATAATAGGTTAAATAAACTTGGATTGAAATATGTTGAAAATGTCGGAAGACCGGAATTAGGAATCGTTCAAAAAATAGAATACGAAAAAGAAACTAAAGGGGCATTCGTCACTATTAGTGGATTTTTCGTTGATAAACTTTTAGATTTTGCCACATATAGAAAAAAATTTGTTGTGGACACATCAAGTGGTGTGAAACCGGCTATCGTTGATTATTTATCTAAAGCAAATGCGACGGTTGGAGGAATAAAACCTTTAGGAGGTATAGAATTTTCGGAGGATTCGACATTCCCTTTAGAACAATCTTGTGAAATAGAGGAAGGTGAAAAGGCAGGTGAAGCATTATACACGATATTGAGTGGTGACAATTATGGATATATAACATCAATCAATCACTATCCACAAACTCCAACCGACAACCTAAATATAAATATCAAGGTATTCAAGGGAAGGGATTTAACAAAAGGAGATTCCGCTGTTTATTTTGGAAAGGCCTTCAACAATGTTTCTAGCGTGGAATATAAATTCGATGATTCGGGAAACCAGTGCTTTTATGAGGTGTTGCAAGATGTAAATGAACAACATTATAGCAATTTTTCAACAACATATTTTCCAATAAAATATACAGAAAAAAATAACGGAGAAATGAGCTATCTAATAGGTTGCTATTTTAATTGGGATTCAAATGCTCCTGAAAATGTTGGAAACTCCAAACCTAAGGCTATTTTGAAGGCGTCTTTATCTTCCGATGAAGTAGATTTAGAAAATACAACAACGGAAAATCAAAAGAAAATTAGAAATCTATTGGAATCAAAAGCTAAATTAGATATGCTGGATAATTACAAGGTAGAGGAAATTGCGTGTAATGTAATTCAAGAAAAATATAAGTATCTACAAGATTACGATTTGGGTGACAAGTGCCTTGTGTATATTGACGATCTCGGATTAACCTATTCAAGTGTGATAACCGAAATAGAGGAAACTCACAAGAGTAATAAGATAGAAATCAAGATTGTTCTTGGAACACCGAGAAAACTAAAGAGGGGCTAAATAATTAATGGAGACAATATTTGGAAGCTTAATCACAGGAGTTCTAGCTTTGATAGGTGTTATCTATACGACAAGAAAAACTCACCAAACAACATTAACACAAATTAAAAATGAATTGACGGTAGCTAGAACAGAAACAAAAGGAACCATTGATCTTGTAAAAAAAGATATAACTGTTTTGCAAGACAATTTAACGGATTTAGATAACCACGTCAAAGAACATAATAATTTGGTTGTTAGATTATATGAAGTTGAAAAGGGTGTAGAACTTTTAGATGATAGAATAAAAGTTGCAAACCATAGAATAAAAGATTTAGAGAGAAAAGGAGAAGAGGATGGAAGATAAACTAGCCTCAGAAATTTTAAAAGAACTAAAATCTAATTGTAGAAGAAATTTTGTATTATTTATTTCAACATTAATTTTGCTTATTTTGTCTAACGCTACTTGGGCATGCCTATGGTATATGATAAGGTAAACAGGAGGAAAAAGATAAGAAATGATAATAAAAGATTTCACGGAACCTGAGTTACAAATTTTCCGTGAAAAGTGTAATTTCACTGATTTAGAATCAATAGTATTCGAAAATAGGGCAAGAGGAAGAACTCTTCAGGAAATTGCGGATAATTATAATTTTTCTGTCGATTATGCACGAAAATTAAGCCAAAAAGTAAATAAGAAAATTATAAAGGTATTATAATTAAAAAAGACCACATTTTTAGTACATTTTATGTATATTTTAAATGTGGTCTTTTTTATTTATAATTTAAGTAACAAAAGGAGGATGTAAAAATGTATCCTATGTACGGTATCAATAATAATTTTAATCCTTATAATAATATTACAAACCCACAGATGAACAATTTTCAAACACCACAAAATAATCTAATTAGGGTAACCGGACTTGATGGAGCTAAGGCCTATCAAATGCCTCCTAATAGCTCTGTGGCATTGTTTGATAATGATAATGATATTATGTACGTCAAAACAACAGATGGTGCCGGATTTCCTACGGTAAGAATTTTTAAATTTGAACCTTTGCAAAAACCTAAATCTACAGAAACAGATAGCTATATAACTAGACAAGAATTTGAAGAGTTAAAGAAGGAAGTGGAAGAGTATGGGAAGCAGTTTGTTCAAGGAAAAGACGAATCTACAAAATAATATCAATTCAAATGTTATCGAACAAGCAAAGAAAATTATGAACAACATAGGACAAGTGAATGGAATAGTTTCTATGTTATCTCAGAAAGGCTTGAATCCGGAACAAGCTGTTAGGTCAATTTGCAAGGAGCGTGGAATAGACGTCGATGAATTTATGAAATCCATACAATGTAAATAATTTGCAAATTATGAATATATGTAAATCTACGGAAAGGAGATAAAAAACTATGGATACAGGTGTTTCTTTGAGCGACATTGCCGCAGTCACCGGAAAGGACGGAATGTTTGAGGGGAACAGCGGCGGAATGTGGATTTTCGCTCTTTTAATTCTTCTTCTCATTGGGGGAGGTGGATTTTTCGGGAACAATAGAACCAATGGTGAACCCGTTACGGAAGCTGGATTATGTAATGCGATGAATTTTAATAATCTCGAAAATTCAGTTGGTAGATTGAATGACAGCCTTCAGAATGATTATATGGGATTGCAGAACGGTATTTGCAATCTTGGGTATGAATCTCTTCGGAATTTCAACGGTCTCCAGTCTCAGATTTCTGAATGTTGTTGCACAACTCAGAGAGCTATTGATGGTGTTAATTATAATAGTGCTATCAATACCGCCGCTATTAATGCTAATACAACAGCACAGACACAGAAAATTTTAGATGCTATGGCACAGAATAAAATCGAAAGCCTGCAGGCACAGGTTAACCAGCTACAGCTTCAGTCCGCAATGTGTGGTGTAATTAGATATCCTAACGCTACCACATTCAGTGCAGGAATGAATCCGTATTTCAATTCTTGTGGATGTGCAAGCAATATTTAGCAAATAACAAAACTATATGGAGCGTATTAGTACGCCGGACAGGGAGATGGGGTGCTATTGTACCCCATCTTAATTTTTATAAGGAGGTTACAAATGTTAGAAATATACTCAAAAAATCAAACTATAGCACCAACCACAGGTATTATTCCGTTTACATCAACATCACTGAAAAAAGGTTTTACTTCCGAATTATTCGGAACAGATACCGTATATTTGAATAAATGTGGCGTCTATGAAATAATATTCGAAGGAGAATATGTAGCAGGAACCGCTGGAGATATTAATATCCAAATGACGAAGAACGGAACAGTGCAACAACAGGCTATTAGAACGGTTATAGGAGCAACCACAACTGAATCTAAATCTGTTAGTATTTGCACACTGGTTCAGGTAAAGGATAATAATACTTGTAGATGTTGTGATTCACCTACCGTTATTCAGTTTGTCAACACAGGGGTGGAGATAGTAGGTGATTCAAATCTTACCGTCACAAAATTATGCTAGGGGTGATCCGAAATGCGTAAAATTAAAAAATACGCCAAAAGCATTACGGACGAAATATGTTCCGCAAAAGAATATGCGGAGAAATATGTTGAATGCAAAGCCTATGGGAATATGCCTTGGGCTAATAGATTTAAAGAAATGGCTAACGACGAATTGAAGCATGCAATGTATCTCCACGAAAAAGCTGTACAGGAAATAGAAAAATTGAACGAAGTATTCAAACCTACGGTTGAGATGGAAAAAGCTTGGGAAAAATGCCACGAAGAATACACGGAGAAAGCCGCTTGGATAAAAACAATGCTTAATATGTGACGGAGGTATGAGATGACATTTGAAGAATCTATACCACTTGCAAAAGAGCTTGCCGAAAATCAATTAAAAAAAGGATTTGATGTGGAAGCCTTTCTAATCTTGTGTGAACTAAATAAATTAGATAATTTGGATTTAGTTCCGGATAGCAATGTGGATGAAATGATAACAGATATAGGTTCCTTTTTCCTCCAATATTCTAGAAACAAAACATCTCAAAATCTAAATAACGTATTGGATATGGTGGTTAAGATGTTAGGTGAATTATATTATTCTTGCGAGTCTGCGCAAGACAAAGAGCTATTTAAATTATTACCTAACAAATTAGCAGATGTATTTAACCCAACCATTATACAGTGAGGGATTATTCCCCCACTGTATTTTGTAGATTATTTAAATACAGCTCCATTTATTTTTGCAAATATGGAACAATTCCGAATCTGTGATTTCCATAAATCCGCCTACATTTGAATTTTCGAAAGCACCATCGAAGAGCTGCCCGTAAAACTCGGTATCACACTCTATTTCGGTTTCACAGGTTATGCGTAAGATGCTAAAATCATTAGTACCGGTTTCATCCGAGTTGAACACCTCAATGATCCTTGTTTTTCCTTCACAGCTAAGGTCGTTAAACGAAGAAGGGAAGAAGCTTTCCCGTTGTCTATGCCCGTCTAATCCGTATACCTTATAATTTTTTCTAAACATCTTCTTTTCCTCCTATATAATTTTATCTAAGCTTCATTTGACATTTCAACAAATTTTTTCAGTTCACGAATATAGAAATCATTTTCTTTGGTATACACATATCCATATTTTTCGAGTCTTCTTACCAATTCTTTTTTAGCTTTGTTTGGCAATTGCTTAACGTCTTTACTGAGAATCATTTCCTGCCTATCGATAAGCCTGAAAATATAATCTTTTGCCATCTTTAGATAACCATCTTTAAGCTTCAACCACTTAAGGTTTGCTATAACATACTCAATAGTTTCTTCAACCATCTTAGCTTCTGCCTGAATTGCTTCTTCAACATCAGTTGTATCAATGACCTCATTTCTTGCTTTTTCGTTGAGTTCTTTTACTTTAGCAATGATTCTTTCACAATTCTCGATGAGTTTATCGAGATCAAACTCGCTAACACCATTGAACTCATTTGCAAGTTTATATTCTTCTGTTTCCATCCAATCATAATAAGTAAAATCATTGTCAAGATAATCAACTCTGATTGAAAGATATACACAACCATCAACATTGCTTCTTAATGTTGTAATTGGAAGGCCTTTGTAATCAAACCCTCTAAAGTGATTTCCATCATCAACGAAGTTAAGATCTTCTCTAAGATTGAATCCTTCATAATTTTTAACGATTACTTTGCTCAAATTCTTTACCATCTTCATTTTCTTTTCCTCCTCGATATTCTATCCTTTGTTTTATTTTATAACTTATTGTAACACATAAAGGACAAGAAATCAAGTTATTTTTTGAAAATTTATTATTAATTTTTTGAGGTATAACCACTTGACTTATTTTTCTTTATGTGTTACAATATAATTACATTAAAGAAAGGAGATACACACTATGAAGATTATCAAAGGTTATTTAAAGATAGCACAAGAAGCGACAAACAGAATAAATTCTATGGAGGACGAGGTAGCGAAAGAATGGTACGGATGTACATGGGATGAATTAGATTATGATGATAGAGAAGAATGTACATATGAAGCATATGATAGGTTGAATGGAGGAAATTAGAATATGATCATTAAAATTTGGAAAATATGGGGGACAGATTTATCCCCCATATACATAATAGGAAAAGATTTAGATGAAGCTCTATATAAGGCGAGATTAATTAATAAAGAATATGATACAGTACAATTATACAGCAAGGAGGAAATAGATAATGATTAGAATACATATTGGAGAGCCTGAAAAGCTCGCCAACAATATACTAATTAAAAAATCAGCATTTGTAAGTTTTGATTATAATGCAGATATTGTTTCCTTCGTAAAGCAGATGGGAACAAGAGTATATAATCCTTATAATCATACATGGGAGATGCCCTTGAACAATATAATTTCTCTGTGTAATAAATTCGAGGACGAAGAAATAAAAATTGACGGAGTTTATGAAAATTTAGACACGAAGAGATTTAAAATTGACATCCCGAAAGATTTTGAATTTAAGACAAAACCTTTTGAACATCAAATTGAAGGTGTAAGATTTGGGTTGGATAAGAAAAAATTTCTGTTATGTGATGATCAGGGTTTAGGAAAAACAAAACAAATCATAGATCTTGTTGGTTGCCTTGAGAAAACAGATACAATCCATAAGGTACTTATTGTTTGCGGTGTGAACTCACTTAAATATAACTGGCAATCAGAAATTAGTATCCATTCAAACGAAAAAGGATGGGTGCTCGGTACAAGATATAGAAAGACTACAGGGAGAGCCTATGAAGGGAGTACAAATGACAAACTACAAGATTTAAACAACCTTCCGGATTGTAAATATATAATCACCAATGTCGAATCATTAAGAGCCGGGAGCAAAAAAATTTCTAAAACAAAATATTCTTTCCCGGTTGCGGAAAAATTAAAAACATTGTGTGATAACGGAACAATTAGTATCATCGCCTTTGATGAGTGCCATAAATCTAAGAATCCAACAGCACTGCAAAGCAGAGCATTATCTATATTGCAAACAAAATATATGGTCGCAATGAGTGGAACACCTCTAATGAATAATCCGTTAGATTTATATTTTCCTTTACACTGGTTAGGTTATGACAAGCATAGCTTCTACAGGTTCAAACAGCATTACTGTCGAATGGGGGGTTTCGGAGGACACGATGTCATTGGATATAAAAATTTAGACGAACTTAGGGCTATGATGGATGGAATAATGCTAAGACGTTTGAAAACAGAGGTTTTAGACCTTCCAGAGAAAATGCATCAAACTATGTTTGTAGATATGACTCCTAAACAGACCAAAATATATAATGAAGCATTATCGGGAGTGAAGAAAGAAATCAATAAGATAAAGATGTCTAATAATCCTCTTTCGATGTTGATTAGGTTACGGCAAGCAACAGGTTGGACAGGTCTACTGAGTGACAAGATTAAGGAATCAGCTAAAATGGATAGAATGATTGAGCTTGTCGAAGAAATCTCCCAAAGCGACCAAAAGTGCATTGTTTTCAGCAACTGGTCTAATATAACCAGTGTTGCAAGAACCTTATTAAAACCTTATAATCCTGCGTATATAACAGGAGAAACAACACCAGAAGACCGTATGCGGGAGGTAAATAAATTTCAACAAGATAAATCCTGCAAAGTTATAATAGGCACTATCGGTGCCATGGGTACAGGATTGACACTGACAGCCGCACAAACGGTTATCTTCTTAGATAGCCCGTGGAACAGAGCTCTTAAAGATCAAGCTGAGGACAGAGCTCACAGAATCGGAACCAAAGGAACCGTTAATATTGTAACCTTATGTTGCAAAGATACGATCGATGAACGAATCGAAGATATAGTGGAGAAGAAGGGTGCTATATCGGACGCACTTGTGGACGGAAAAATAGGTATAGAAGACATAAATTATCTTATTTCCTAGTTGACTTTTATTGTTTTATGTGTTACAATAATAATAAATAATATAAAACAAAAGGAGGTTTCAATGGAAAAATTCAGCGTGGCAAAGGTTGCACAGATTTTAGATTTGTCTACAGCAACCATCAAAAGGTGGTATAAATGGTATGAAAATCCTGATTACCAAAAACCACCGGAATTAAAGCTACCACCGTATACACTAGATAACCGCAAGACAATGTTATTCGAACAGAAAGATATTGCTAAATTGCAACAGTTTCACGAAGATTTGCAGGGAAAATATAAAGGTTGTATGGCGGAATTCAATGCTTATTGGCAGTGGGGAAAATACGGAACAAAACGGTTAGAGAAGATGAGAAGAACGGAGGCGAAAGATGAGTAGAGGTGGAAAGACCGTCGGACAAGCGTTAGCAGAAAAAATTGACATCTACAAATCATACAAAGACAGCGAAAGCAAATTCAAAAAACTAGGTTCAAAGCTAAATGATGAAATAAAAGAAACAATGAGCTCAATGGGAGTTGATGAATTTTCTTCCGATTCATACGTTGCGACGGTCAAATATTCTAGAAAAGAAACATTAGACGAAGAAAAAGCAATTGAGGTACTAAAGAAAACTTTGTCGGAAGAACAGCTAAAAACAGTTATTAAGACAAAAGAATATATTGACGATGATTCTTTAGAAAAACTTGTATATAATGGGGATTTCGATATTTCCCTTTTAGAACCTTGTAAAGTTCTTGGAAACGAAGTAGCTACACTTAGAATTAAAAAGAAAGGAGGAAAATAATGGATATGACCAGTTTTGCATTAGGTGTCACAACGTGCCTATCTATTGAATTTCTGCTAGTGGTTATTTATGGTTTGTATGAGCTTTCAAGGACAAGAAGGAAAAAATAATACATAATATCAAAGACAAACAGGAGGAATTAAAATGAAGATCTGTAAGTATGCATTCGACAAAGAAGACGAATATTGCGCAACATGTGATGGTGTACAAATGGAGGTAGACGGTAATCTTATTCCTTGCGACCAGTGTGCTGGTTATGAAGAAGGCACAGAGGAAGCCGCCAATAAAGAAGAAGCTGTGGAAACGGTCGCCGAAGAGGAATCCATTGAGGAAGAAAATACCGTAGAAGAACCTGAGCATGTAGAAATCGAAGAAGAACCAAAAAAAGAGAAACCGTCTAAAAAACAAACCACGAACAAAACATCTAAAAAGAAAAAAGAGGTTGTAGAAACAATCGAAGACAAGAAGGTAAATGTAGAAGGAGCAAATGTGACATCTATTAGGTTTACCTCCGGTGCTACTGTGAAAAAGGGCGATAATTATTTCAAATTCGTAGCAGAAAAGGAACTTGATTTATCATCGTACGATGGAAAAATCGAAGATGTGGAAGAACAGTTGTGGGCCGACCTGAATTCACAAATTGATAAGCAGATTGAAGATTTGCAATAATAGGTGTTGATTTTCACCAATTAATGTGTTACAATATGGTTGCGAGTTGATAATATATAATTTAATATATATATAACAAGACTATCCTTGTTATGAATAGGTGTACCTTTTGTACACAACCAACTTTTTTATTCAACTCGCAACTGATTAAAAAGAAAGGTACATCTATTCATAACAAGGATTTTTTAATTCGAAAGGAGCGGCTAGTGATCAAAAACGATAATTATATATTAATCCAAGGGTGGATGGTGAACGACCTAAAATTAAAAGGAAATGCATTGATCGTATACTCAATAATCTACGGATTTTCACAAGACGGGGAATCAAAATTCACAGGCAGTTCAAAATATCTAGCAGAATGGTGCGGCTGTTCTAGACAAACGATAATGACAACCCTAAATAAACTTGTGAAAGATAAATTAATCATCAAACACGAAGATTTTAAAAATAATATAAAATTTTGCTCATATAGTATTAATATGACACCCAGTAAAAAAATTTCACAGGGGGTGTCAAAAAATTTCACAGGGGGGTGTGAAAAAATTTCACAGGGGGTGTCAAAAAATTTCACAGGGGGGTGTGA